GTCACATGCGCGCACGCGCACTTTGTCACAGGCGCTTTCCAGGCTTGACGCAACCACCCCAAACCCACTATTATAAGCTATGGTTATGGCAGTGGCTGTATATATAAGTTTTAGTTATGGGTTGAATTAACGTAATGATATCAATAACTTACGTCCACTTGGCATGGTAATTGCATGGCCAATTTCGGGTGTTTCTGATGGCGAAATCCGTCGAGGAGTACCGACATCACGAACCGACTGAGGAGCATCCGCGCACCAGCACCGGCGCGCTGGATAGACGCCCTATCCCGCGCGTGATCATGTCGGCTGTGATGCGCAAGGAGCTGTTTTTATTGATGCTTTCCCACAATGCCGGGGCTATCGGGAAGACCCTGCGCGACATGGGATTGCCGTATTCTTGGCTCAGCAGAAACCGTGACCGGGACGAATTATTCCGTCAGCGCGTCGAGGAGGTCAGGGCGGCGCAGCTGGACCTGGGGGAGCGGCAGCTCATGCGCCGGGTAGCAGCTGGGAAGTCCAAGGATATTCAGTATTTACTCGATAACCGTGGGGCAGACCTCGGGTATGGAAAGAAGCAACAGGGCTCCCGCGAAGTGAAGGTCGGGGGAGCACTCGGGTTATACCCAGTGGGTCAAAATAGGCCACTCGGGGGTGGCGAACTGGGTCAAAATGAACCACTTAGGGTGGGTCAAAATGAACCAGTTCGGCCCATGCTGTACCCCCCGGAGCCCGCCACGCTTGCAGATTGGGAGGAACAGGTCAGTGCCTGGGAGAAGCAGGCCAATCGCGGACCAATAGCACAGATAGGAGAATCCGATGGAGAAGAGCAAGAGCAAGGCAGCCGCCAAGCGAAAAAAGAGCAGTAGCAAGAAGCCGAGTATCCCCAAGCGCGCGGGAGACCTCCTGGCTGACCCGGTCTCGGCCGACTACGCCAGGGCCGCCGCCAGCAAGCTACTCGGTGGAGCGCATATGTCGGACACCCGCCGGCTTCGAGCTATCGAAATGGCGGAGGCGCTCGCGGAGCACCCGGACCCCCCTGAGTTATCCCTGGACGAAATCGCCGGGGCATATCATTACCTCGCGGCGGGATCAGACGCCCAGGTAGCAGTCGTGGTGCCGATGCATCTGCTGCTGTCCGAGCGTGGTAGATCTCAGGCACGCGAGCAGCTACTCACCGGGGTGCGGTCGCTCGATGCCGAGAACATCACGATACCGGTGGTGGTAACAGGCGGCCTGCGCGCGATAATGTCAGTAATGTCACAGGGATAGCCAATGCCCACTGACCCCGCAGCAGACCCGCGTCTGGTACGCCTGCTCGATGTAGCAGGCTCCGGCCCGATCGGCGCTGCGAAACCGGACCCGAACCCACCGGTTTGGTGGGCGCCACAGCCCGGCCCACAAGCGCTCGCGGCTATTTGCCCGGCAGATGAGGTCTTCTTCGGCGGAACCCGTGGCGGCGGCAAGTCCGACTGCGCTCTTGGCCGCCAGCTCCGTGGGGCAGCCAAGTGGGGCACCGCCTGGAATGGCCTGTTGGTGCGGCGAAAGTACAAGGACCTCAAGGAGTTACGTCGCCGCATCGATGGGCTGGTAGCAGCAGGCATGCCGGCGGAGCGTGTCGGCGGTGAGGAGCAGGTCAACGTGCTCCGGTTCTCCAACGGCGCCGCCATTACCCTCGTTGCAATCCACCGTATCCAGCAGGCGGACGATTATCAAGGGCACCAGTACACGGAGATAACCCTGGATGAGGCGCCGACGATACCGTTTATTGGGCAACTGATCGACCGGCTCAAGGGGTGTCTCAGGTCGCCCGCCGGGGTTCCCTGCAGCATGTTCCTGACCGGCAACCCGGGCGGCGCCGGGGCAGGGCAGATCCGGGCCATGTATGTACCGTTCACGGACGGCGGGCTCTTACCAGTCCGGGAGCGCCAGGTGCATCGGCTCAAGGACGGCACCACTCGGGTATTCATACGCTCTGAGCTGGCGGACAACCCCGCCCTGGTCCGCAATGACCCGCAGTACGTCAAGCGGCTGCTATCCATATCGGACAAGCAACTCCGTGATGCCTGGCTCCTCGGCAAGTGGGACGCCTTCCCGGGCCAGGCATTCGAGTTCGGCCCGCGCCATATCATCAAGCCGATCTGGCCGATCCCGCAGCACGCACCACTGTATATGACTTTCGACTGGGGTTATGGCGCGCCATTCTCCATAGGTTGGTGGTGGGTGGACGCCGACGGCCGGCTGTACCGCTTCGCCGAGTGGTACGGCTGGGACCGGGAGTCCCCGGCCAATACCGGTCTGCGTCTCACAGACCAGCAGATCGCCGAGGGGATCCTGGCGCGGGAGAAGCGCCTGGGGATCCTGGGACGGCCCATCACGCGGCTATCAGGCCCGGATTGCTTCAGTAAGAAACCCGACTATCGCGGTGGCGGCCAAGGCCCCAGCACCGCCGAGGAATTCTCACAATACTCAGCATCCCCGGCAGTCCAGCGGCGATATCCTGGCGCGGACCTCGCGCTGTTCCCCGGGGACCCGTCGCGTGAGCTCAAGATCCGCCAGTTCCGTCAGAGGCTCCAGGTACCGGATGACCCAGAGGAACTACCTATGCTTGTGGCCTACGACACCTGTAAGGACTTTATCCGTATTATTCCGTCCCTGTGCACAGACGAGCTCACCCACGAGTACCTGGAGCCCGGGCAGGAACTCCACCCGTTTGATGAGGCTTGCCATGTCTGTATGGCCAGGCCCATGGCGATGGAGATCCCCGAGGCGGCAGGGCTACGGCAGGCGCAGGCCCCGGCAGGCCCGGACGACCTGGCACAGGTTGCCAACCGTGAGCACGATGCCCAGCTCCGGGTGCTTGCTGCAGCTGCTATGGCCGGGGTTGAGGCCGGAGCCAGTGATATCAGCGAAGCTATTGATATGCTTACAGAATCAGGGGAGCTGGGGGATGCGATAGCCGTTTTGGAGGAGTATGACGAGGACGATATCAGCATGCTCGGGCGCCTTGGGAGATTGCTGGGCTAAGTGGGATGGATCGGCAGTCGGATCTGCAGCGCCAGTAGCATTACCCCTTGACGCAACCCATGCTGACATGCTTACCCTACGCACAGGAGGACCAAAACCACATGGATTACAATCTGTTAGGACTTGTGGCGGCTTCGACACTGGTAGCATTCGGACTGGTGCTGCTCGGTGGGTTCATAGCACTGTTGCTCGCAATGCGATTCGGTAACTGGGCTCTGGAGGCCCTCACGGACCACATGCTGCGGGAACTTGTGAATGCGCTGAACGCCGCACGTGGGATTGCGGAGCCGGAGCAGTATCAGGCCGGGCATGCGGATTACCCACTGCCGTCAGACGGCTTCGGGCTATCCAGTGCGCCGGCAACATCCGCAGATGATGACACGAGCCCGGACGGCCCGCCCGGATCCGGGTTACCGGTAGCATAAGGGGGAGTCTGTATGCGTTACAAGCCATACAATGAGCAACTCGCAGCAGTCGCGCGTGCCAAACCCAAGACCGCGCCAGCCCTGCCCCCAGACGACTCCGGCCTCCCCGCAGGTGTAACAATAGCAACCCCGACCGCCGTATTTGCCCCGGAGAACCTCGCAGCCGACCAGGCCATGCGGGAACGCACATGGTTCCGGAATATCCTTTACCACCTGGGCGAGCAGTGGATCCGCTGGTACCAGTCACGTGGGACCTTCGGACCAATGTATCCGCTTAATCCAATGGCGCCGACCCCCGTGAGCAACATCATCAGGGACCATATCCGTACAATGAGGGCGCTGGTGCTCAATAAGCAGTATGTCCCGCGCGTATGGCCCAATAGCCAGGAGCAACAGGACAAGGACGCCGCTGAGATAGGGCAGGCCCTGCTGGAGTCCATCCACAGCGACCGGCGGTATGGCGTATCCGCTGTGCGGGAGCTGGTTCTGCTGTGGGAGCTCCTGACCGGCAATGGCTTCGCCATGGTGCGCCCGGATAACACGCGCGGCAAACTGCTGTCCAGTGGCTCAGAGACCGATCCGTTCCGAGCACTGCTCAGGACTGGTGATATCAGCATCCGCGCGTTAGGCCCGTTCCAGATCCGTGTGCCGTCTGTAGGGGAAACTCTCCGTGAGAAGCGCTGGGTAGGGGTTCAGACCCTGGAGGACAAGGAATGGGTGGAGGACACCTACCATGTCAAGCTGGCGCCATCCGACTACGACCGCCACGTGCTGGACAACTATATCACGATGCTGACGGTGCTGGTGGCGAGCGTATCCCCCTGGAAAGGCGCAGGCCTTGAGGAAATCGTCTCCGAGATAAACAGCAGTATCGGGGAGTCCGTCCTGGTGCAGCAGGTGGAGTACCGTCCGTCGGCGGCATACCCCAATGGCATCTACCGGGTCGATTCCTGCGGCCAGATGCTGGTGCGCCAGGATGAGATGCCGATACCGGTCTCAAATGGCGAGTGGCAGTACAGCGTGGTGCACTTCCCGTATAACATCACGCCCGGATCGTTCTGGGCATGCAGCAGCGTAGACGATTTGATCAGCCCGCAGAACACCATCAATCGCGTAGACCAGGCGCTTGAGACCAACCGGGACAGCCTGGGCCGCCCATGGGTGCTGACACCAGCGGGGCTGAAGCTGAAGCGCCGGAGCACCATCGGCAGCAAACTCCTGGAAATCGTCTGGGATCCCAGGACCTCGATGGGCGCGAAACCACAGGTGCAGCCAGGGGTGCCGTACCCCGCCCAGGTGCTGGAGGAGCGCAACATCCACAGGCAGGTGGCCCAGGAGGCCAGTGGCGACCCCAAGAACATCCTGCGTGGGCAGTCGCCACACTCTGGCGCATCCGGCATCATGGTTGATATTCTCCGGGAGTCCGCCGAGATGTCGCACGCGCCAGACATCAAGCGGTTCTATGAGTGCTGGGCGGATGTTTGCTCCCTGGTGCTGGTGTTGGCGCAGAAAATATACACTGAGGACCGGATCCTGAAGACAAAGGGATCCGGCAGCGACGTCCAGGTGCGGGCATTCCGTGGGGCCGACCTGCGCGGGAACAACGACGTCCGCATGGAGCTGGTATCCGGGGCAAGCGCGACACAAGCCGGCCGGACCAATGTGCTCATGCAGCTGATATCCAACGGGTTCTTCGGGGATGTCGGGTCAGACGAGGCCATGCAGAATCGGATACTCAGCCGAATGGGCCTGGGGGAATTCCGTGACAGACGGAACCCACATATCCAAAGGGCCGAGCGCGAGAACAGCATTTTCGCGGAGGGCGGCGACATCAGGGAGGTCCAGATCAACCCGGTTCCGATTGTGAACCCGGCTACTGGTGAGCCGCTCGGGGACAACGGGGAGCCGGTCCTGATGTTCCAGGACTGCCTGGACCCGGTGTTCGAGATAGACGACGACGAGGTGCATCTGGAGGTGCATGACGCACTGATATTGGGGAGGCAATTCAAGGAGCTGGACGAGGAGCACCAGCTGGCGGCGCTCGCGCACAGGGCGACGCACATGGATAGGATCAGGGAGAAGGCGAGGCAGCAGGCTGAGGCACAGGCTGCTATGGAAGCGCAGGCAAAAGGCGGGCAGCAGCAGGAGCAGGATGCGTTTGACCTGGGTGAGGCATCTGAGCCCGGCGTGTTCGGAGTACCCGGAGAACCAGCCAGCACTGGTATCGGCCCAGCGCCCGGCGCATCATCCGGGGCCAGCACGAACCTGCCGGAGCAGCCTGGAATAGCCGAGCCGCCGACAATAGGAGGATAACCATGGCGATATCGAGATTCCAGAGACTGGTGAACAAGCTCAAAGGCCGTAAGGGCGTTACGGATCCGAAGGCGCTGGCCGCGTCTATCGGGCGGAAAAAGTATGGGCCGAAGCGATTCGCCGAGATGGCGGCGGCCGGTCGGAGGAGAGCGGCTCGTGGACCCGGGGGACGCCCCCGCGACGGTTCCGGCCCCGGCAGGTTCCGCAACCGCAGGGCCGCATAATAACCGCACACGGTTGACTGTAACCACTACCCCAACCGTGTGGCATAAGGAGGAGGACCATGGGAGATTTAGCAGCAACAATGAGTGGATTGGACGTAGGGGCCGGGGATGTAGCGGCAGCTTTCGGGAGTGCGCAGGATCCGGGACAGGCGAGGCAGACACAACAGGAGCCGGCACAGACTCCGCAGCAGACACCACAGGAGCCCGTGCAGGGCCAGGAGCCGCAGCAGCCAGCGGAGCCGGCACCGGGGCAGCCGATGGGTCAGCAGGGCCAGGAGCCACAGCAACCGGCGCAGGGGCAGGCACAGGGGCAGCAGCCACAGGCACAGGAACCTCAGCCCGAGCCCCAGCCCGAGCCCCAGCAGCCGTTCAACCCGTCCGATTACGGATTTGACAGCCAGGAAGCGTTGGCGGACGCACTTGACGACCTCGCCGACGCAGTGGATATTGCGGGCGATCGCGCCACGCTGTTGAAAATCGTCAAGGAGTACAAGGCACAGGGACCAGAGCAACCTCGCCAGGACCCGGGTCAGCCAGACCAGTCAGACGACTTCTGGGATGACCTGTATTCAGAGCCCGGGCAGGATGGCGGAACCCCCCCTGAGCCCGGCTCCATCGAAGCTGAGAACCGCATGCTCAAGCAGCGGTTGGCCCAGCTTGAGTCCACCACCCGCACGAGAGAGCAGGAGGCGGCCCAGATGGAGCGGTACGAGGCGATTGCGGACGCGACACTGGACAGGATTGGTATCACCGACGACAATGCCCGCGAAGTATTCAAAATGTTCGTCGGTATCAACAACCCCGTGGAGGAAGTGGATCTCGGGAGCAGGGCCAGTATCCGGAAGGCGGTTACAGGCGCGGCGACCCGGCTGCAGGAGTTTATCCAGGGAATCAAGAAGGCCGCTGTCGAGGAGTATGTGGCAGGTAAGGCAGGAATGATCCCGGGTACGCAGGGAGGGCAGTCGGGGCAGCGGGCACAGGCGGCTCAGCAGGCGAATGGGCAACGGCAACAGGCCCAGCAGCCGGGGCAACAGACGCCCACGGCCACCCAGAACCCTCCGCAGAACCCGCTCACGCGTGGACTGTCCGGAGACCAGGCCCTCATCGAGGACGCATTCTCCAAGGCGAATTCCGAGCTGCTTGAAGTAATGGTGTCGGCGGTCAACACGGAGTAGCACTGACCCGGCGCCAGGGCTCGGACGGAAAGGAGGCATACCATGCCCGCTATTGACAAAGATGCCGTAGCAGCCCAGCTTAAACGCACCTACGGCAATATCATCACGGACCTGTACGCCAGGTTCAGCATGACGTATAACCAGTATATGAAAATCAACAAGGTGCCCAGCGTGCGCCCTGGCGGCGTCGGGTACTACTTCAGCTTACGCGAGTCCGATATC